AATTCGAATTTTCTGAAAATATTTCTATCAAGTCCTTCATCTGATGGCATTCCTTTGTACATTGCGAATCCTGCAATCTCAAAGTGACCCATGCAGATATCCGATTTCGTTTCTTTGATGAAGTTTATGCATTCATCATAGTTGTCTGCACAGATCCATGGTACCATACAAATTTGATGAGGACCAATGTAAATGTGTTCTGGTGAATCAATCACATGAATATTTCCATACTCTTGCAGCAATAAATCTACAGAGTTTACTTCATTCGTGTTCTTGAAGTAAGTATCATGATTACCTGCCAACATGTATACTTCAAAACCTTCATCTTGAAGAATATCAAAGAACATCTCTTTGGTTCTTTTGAGAGTATAGAAGTTGACATATTTTCTTCTATCAAAAGTATCACCAAGAATTAATACTTGCTTAATACCTTTTTTTCTCAGAGTTGGAAAGAAAGTTTCTTTATAGAATTTCTCATAGAAATCCAAAAAAACAAGAGCGTCATTTCTAGCACCAAAATGCTGATCAGTAATAATTGCTACCTTTGACATTTATCGTATCCTGTAATAATCCAACTTCAATTATATCACTGTTCCAAAAAGTTTTCAATACCTTTAGGCTTGTTTGCCTCTTTTTTCTTTCGTTTGCCTTCTTCGAAATTTTCAATGAATTCGGAAATGTTATCGTATAGTTCGAACTGTCTGGTAGTGCCATCTTCAAACTCCAACATCTCATACTCATCTAAAATGCCAACTTGCTGTGTGGCTTTGTATTTGACGTACAACTGCTTCTTTTCTTTCTGGATACGACGAAGGAAAGCATAATAAATGATCTGTGTAAAATACGCAAATGGATTCTTAGATTTTTCTGGATTGAAGTTTTCAAAATACATCAAACAGTTTTCAATACCATCACCAATCATCTCATCACGATGTGGATAATTGATAAAGTTTGGTTTGTGAGATAACCCTTCGGCAATCTTCATGAAGCATTCACCGATATATTCGGGTATGTTTGGTTTTGGTTCTTCGAGTTTAATTGCTTGTTTACAGTCTTTTTTGTACTGTACTAGTGCTTTGAGAAAATCTTCGTTGTTTACGTAATGCTTTTGTTTCATAAGTTTACCATAAAAAAATGTTGACAAGCTCTTGACAACTCGTTATACTGAGTATGTCCAGAATGATGCTAATAAAAGGATTAATTACTGTAAGGTATGATATTCTTTCTCTTCCATAGCTTCAATCAAATTAGTTATTTCATCATCATCAAGTTCATCTGCTTCTTTCTTTGCTTTAGCCAAAGCAGAGATAGTTTTCAAAGTACCAAGATAATGTTCTACAAAAGTATCTGTAGGATCAAACTTGGTTAAAATGTCATTGTCTCCAATAACACATTCATTGGTCTTTATGATTGAAGAAGGAGCCCAATTAGCGAGGGTTAAGATTTGTTTTTGATTACGAAGATCGTCTTGTATTTCTATGATCATGCCATCTTTGATGTACGTTGAGTAATTTTGCTCAATGATAGTACCTATAATATCAACTCCAGTTTTAAGACGGACTATTTTAATTTGTTCCATTCTTGAGTCCTATTTTGTAGAGTTTATAAGGGAATCCTTCATCATTATATATCTTTGTTCTTTCCACGAAATGCCTCAAAGTAAAGTTCATGTGTTTGCCGACTCGAAGGTCATCGGCAATATCAAAGAGGACTGCTTTTTCTTTTCCTGCTCCTTTTCGAAGTCCTCTACCGATCGACTGTAAGTTTCTAATTCTAGATTTGGAGGGAGACGCAAAGATAATGTTATGTAAATTGCGTATATTAATGCCGGTACTAAAAGTACCAAAAGAAGCCACAATAATTGCATCTTTTTCTTCCTCCATAATTCGTCTGACTTGTTCTCGTTCCTCTGCATCAACACCACCGTGAATAAAGAACACTTTTCTGTTGCCTATATTCTTGGCATTGGCAATCCAATCATATAACAATTGACCGTGCTTGTCAACATATTGATACAAAATTAATGTATTATTACCGAGTGATAATGCTAGATTCTTGATGAACTTATTTCTAGCTTCACATCCAATTAAATATTCTATTTCGTCTTTGTATTCTTTTTTCTTTAATTCTTTTGCCGTTTCTTCAGAATGCTTCAGTATCAGACACTTGATATTGAACTCTGCTAATTGTTCATTTTCAATTAGCTTCTTTGTTGTGGTAACTTTCTCTACAGGACCAAATAGACCTTCTAGAACTAGTTTGTGTGTCTTTGTACCATCTAATGTACCAGTCAGACCGATACGATATTTTGTGTTAGTACAAGAAGTCATTATGGAAGTCAAAGATTGAGCTTTGAATAAATGAGCTTCATCACCAATTATATAATCGAATTGTTCGAAGTATTCTTTCGGTAGTTTGTATAAAGACTGCCATGTAGAGATAATCAGTTTCTTCTCTGACACTTTATCTTTACCTTGATATACCCTATGTACATTAGCTTCTACATCAAATCCATTCTCTGTAGAATAGTCTACAAAGTCAGTATATAATTGTTCTACTAGTGATGTAGTCGGGACTATAATTAACCCCTTGTAGCCCTTGTATTCAAGAAATTGACGTATAAAAAGATATATGATGAGAGACTTACCTGATGCTGTAGGAGACAATAATAATGCTCTCCTGTGACGCATACCATGAACAAAAGCTTCTAGCTGATAATCACGAACTTCTATTGATTTTCTTTGAGAATGTAGATTCAGTTCACTTACAAATTTTTGTGCCAAGTATACAGAAAAATCATCTGTCAGGTCTGGTCTTGGATCACCATACTCAATATCATACTGTCGTTCACTAGCGAATTGCTCTATGTATGGTAAAAGACCTAGATAGATGTTATTGCTTCTCTGGTCAAATAATCTTATCTTCCCATCCCAGATTCTATTTCGAAATGCTGGTGTGAATTGATAGCCAGGTACAAAGAATGTGAAATATTCAGATAGCTCTTTGGCTAAATGTTTCTCACATTCAATGTGTGCATATACTTCATTCTTTTTTGTGATAACTAAGTTATCTTGCTCCTTGGATGAATCGCTCATGTGTCATGTGTTCACGAAGCTGCCATGTTCTGTTTGCTAGTTCTTTAAGAATAGCAGTACAGACCTCAACGACTTCTTCATGATATACCTTTTTCTCTAGAAGTTTGATTAAATCACCGTCACTCTCTAAGTATGTAGACACATCGGATTTGAGGGTAAAACGAAAAGGTTCCCAACCATATTGTTTGAGTTCATCTTCATCCATTTTACCTGTATAGTATTCCCACTTCACTTTCTTCATTCGATGGTAATCAAATGTAGCTTTCTTGACAGCAATCTTATGCTTAGTCATAATATTAAGATATTTGCTGTGAAGATTTGGAATACGAATGATCTCTCTAGATGGTTCTGTTTCATCCACTACAGAATCAGTTTCCCAATATTTCAATACTTGTTCTAAGTTTTCCATAATAAAAAACTATAAAAGTTAACCAATTTTGATTATAGCATAACCAATTAATTGTTGTCAAGCTTTACTTATATCGTACCAAGAATATCTGAAGCTTGCTGTGGCAGTAATAGTTGGAGTGTCAGCGTCGGTAGAATTAAATTGAATTGCAGATAGTGATATTGGAAAAATATCAGTGAATTGTACCGTAATTTTTCTGTTGTTTAATCCACTTAGTATATTCAACATACCATCTGAGTATTGTGGCTTTGGTGCGTAGTATGCTACAGGTGATAGATTCTTTAGATTCTGGTATTCTTCAAAGTTAGTAGGAAAAGTCATTCCTCTTAACCAATTGTGAATATCTAACCAAGCTTGCAATTCTTCATCAACAATAAAGGTTACATTCAATGGTTCATATACTAGTTTATCGCCAGGTCTGTATAGATCAACAAATGGTGTTACTTGTGGAATTTCAGCCGTAGAAACACCAGGTAAATTTGCTTCTTGACAGAAATACTGTGTATTACTTATTCTAGGAAAAGTCAATACAAACTTTGTAGACTGTAAGAAATTAGTATTCTGTGGTTGAGGAACTAGTTGAGCCATTTTATCTCCTTATGGAGTATTTATATAAAAAAAGAGAGTCCCGAAGGACTCTCTTAATCGTCACTCTTAATGGTGACTTCATCAATTACATCAGGTTTCTGACTCCGAAAATGCGACAGTACACATTGCTACGAGCAGTTAGAGCGCCATTGCCTTGTGTT